ATTTAGCTAGATATGTTCTTCTCCGACGGCTTCAAATCTTCTGTTTTTGGCTTATCAGGATTTACAATCTGACTTTCGCCTCCAAAGTCTTCCACCTTCTTTTTATCCTCTACCATTTTAGAAACACCTTCAACACTTTTTCCATAAGCTTCCTTTGTAGCTTCTCCTTTTGTTTCATCCCATTTTTCAGGATCATGCCATAAAGCCCCACAAGCTTTAGCAGGATCGTCAGCCCACTTTCCAGCACGACTTAAACATGCATCAAACCATTTTTTGGGAGGCCTTCCAGTTTCAGCTTTCATTAATTCATTCTTTAAATTTACCAGTTCTTCTTTTGATAAATCTTTTAAAAATCTTTCAGTCATTATACCCCCTTTTTGCCATATTCCCATTCAGGAATTAGCTTACTATATTTATGTGATAACATTTTGTATATAGGACCATTTATAACTAACATATTATCTAATAAATTATTATCTTGCATCACCTCATAAGTTCTTACTATTACAGCATCTTTTTCCCAACCCTTAACTTCTGCAAACATATTTAAATCATTTAGATAAAAATCTGGTAAATAAGAGCTAGTACCACTATTATTCCATAATCTTTTAATTTCATATTCCCATCTAATATTTAAATAATTTAATACTCTTGCAAAATTTGCTTCCCATCGACTTCTAAAATAATGATTCAAATCTTTTCTAATTCCACCTTTACCACAAGTTATGCCTACAGGTCTTCCTTCTCTATTTGAAATGAATTTAAATATTTTATAATAATATTCTTCAGTTCCTTTAATACTATCCCAATAATTTCTTATGCCTAAACGACTTTTCTCAACTCTATCTAAATATTCTTTAGTACCTCTAATTTTATCCCAATATAGGCTTACAGACTCTTTTCTACTAATAGATTCCCTATTCTTCAAACTAGGAGATTTACCTTTACAAGATAAAGACATATTTTTTATATGTTCTGGGGTTAATTTATTTCCTTTTAAAGATTTAGAAATAGCTAAACTATTCTTAGCTACTCGTTCATCTGTTTCTTTCGTTAGATTTTTATTCCATCCCCAAGGCATATTTATTTCCTACTATCTAATTCTTTATCAATTGCATCTATTGAATATGCTTTATCTAAACCAAATTCTTTACAAATTGTATCAGAAGATTTTCTCATCGTTTCAGGAATTTTCTCAATGCAACCAAATCCCTTAACTAAAGTAAGGTCATCTACCTTTTCATAATCCTTACTAAGAATATGTCCTAATCGATCAGCCTTTAAGAATATTAAATCTTCAGCTTTTTGAAGTTCTGATGATTTTGTTAAATGTTTGTCATATTCTTGTTTTGTCTTTCCCCAATTTCTATATGAACTTTTCGGCAGTGTATATGGACTAATTGGCGGTAATTTAGGATCATAAATCTTCTTACTTTCCGTAGCCCTCTCCAAAAATGGATTTAACATACTCCCTGCTCTACCTAGATTTCTTTTTGTTATTGGTTCTGGAGCTTTAGATAATTTTGGCAAATGCGGAGTACTAATTTGATGCATTTTTTCTCCAACATGAGAATGGAAGCCGCCTTTCATTCCCAACTTTTCTTCTACATGAGGATGTGTAATCGGATCATACTTTGGTATCTTTCCACTAGGAGTAGTAAATTGTTTTTTTATTGGTTTTATAGCAGTCTTTTCACACTTTTCAATAATTCCATCCAAAGACTTTTTAATGGGTTTAATAAGATCTGAAGACCCAGGCGGAAATGGAGGAGTTTGCCAATCTGCTTTGTCTTTTGTTATTGGAGTCATCTTAGGAGATTTTGGTGTAGGAAGAAAACCAGCACCAGTTCCATATTTTGGTTTTATACCAAATCCTGGAATATGATCCTGACCCTGAGCTTCAGCAATCTTCCATTCAGCAGCTTTATTACTGTATTGACCCGGTTTTCTCCCACTCCCAAAACCACCCTTTGTTATTGGCTTTACTCCTGGTTTCTTATCAAAAAATATTGGTTTATCACCAGGCGGTTTTATTTTCGTAGGACCAACAATATCCTTAAAGCCACCAAATTTTACAGCATCTTTCTTTATTGTTACAGCAGTCTTTTCACACTTTTTAATTATATTATCTAAAGACTTAGCAATCGATATTTTCTTCTCTTTAATCATAGACTTATAGTTAGGCTTTTCTATAGTCTTAACTACCTTCTTAGCTATTCGTTTCCCTCTCCCAATAGAGTCTTTTATAGGACCTCCTGCAGAAATGGGTATATTATTCATAAATTATTTTTCCTCCTTTTTTCTGTTATCATTAAGAATATTATCGACTTCCTTAAAAACACTTTTGCTATCTTTGGGCAATTTTCTGGAATTTAATTTCTTTTCTACTTCTTTCTTAAAAGGATTAAATAATGGAGCTTCGCCACCAGTATTCAAAAACTTACTCATCATTTCATCAAATTTGGTATTACACACGCTACCCCACATTTCATGCATAGCAAATGAAAATGCAAGAAATTCTTGTGGATTAAGTCTAATTACTGTATCATTAATAGCTACATAAAAGATCTCTTTATCAGATTGAAAATAAAGATTAAATTTATTTAGAAGGACTGATTTACTTATAACCTCATCAAATATATTTTCTTTTGAATTATTAGCATCCATTTTTATCTTTCCTACCTATTATTATTATCAGAATCAGAAGGCTTTTTTCTAAACCAAAATTGTTTTATATCTGTATTTAACGCAATAAGAAAGCCAGTTATTGTTGAAGCTCCCGCTAGTGCTACAGCCTTTTCAATTGAAGGGTTATTTGCCTCCAATACCAATAAAATTAAGTTTGTAGTTCCCCAAGCAAGTAAGGCACCAAAGGCAACAAAGCTATAAATCCATTTCATTTTGTCGTCTTTCATTTTTTTACTTTTCTAAATCCCTTATGATTGCATCTCTTGCATTATATATTTCCTGTTCTATTAGGCTTTTTAAACTTTCCCTTTGAATCTTATCTGGAGAAGATGCTTCAACAATCTTTAATGTACGTCCTACAAGCCTCTTAAAATTCAATTTAACTACTTCTTCCTGGCGGTTAAGGGGGCTTTGGATATCAAATATAGTCTTAATTTCTGCCATTATATACACCTCTCTATATATTATATACTAAAACTATCTACTTGAAAACTATTTTACTATAAAATTTCGCTCCAATTTAAGTTCCTTTATGATATCGTCTGGACACACCCCAAACTTTTTAAAAATTTGTTCAAAATAATATTGCAAATCTTTATTATTAGAAACACGATTCTCCAGATTTTTATATAATTTTTTTTATGTTTCTTTCCCTTTTCAATTCAACAATTATATCGTCTACTAAATGGTTAAGGCCTTCTGAACAAGCCCTGCGAAGGTAATATTGACCTGGTCTAGCTTTAATTTTATCTATTGTAACAAATATTCCGTTTTGCTTTTTTCCTTTACTATCAGTTCTAAATAAATCTACCCAACTAAATTTAGATAATCTTTTCCTCCGAATAAATATGACCCTCTTATTATGCAAAGTTCTAGTCTTTCCGTTTTTCATATGAATAATTTGAGTTCCAGTTATTGGAATGTCTCTAGGAATTCCGACTTCAACAACTAAAGCATAAGGAGCATTATAAGAAATTTCAAAACCATTAACAAGCTTATTCGGAACTCCTGAATGGGCAAGCATACCACTATCCCTCGGTACAAAGCAACTTGCAGTATCTTGACTTATGCTAAAAATCCTATCACCATTCCTCTGAACGCCCCTGATTATTGAATTTAATATTTGATCCCTAATTTGTCTATTCATTTTTGTTCGATTCAGGTAAAAACTTAGAATCTACTACAAGTGGATATCTGAATGTTACGCCATATCTGGCATGAACTCCGTATATCCATTGACTGGGATTAGAACTAATTTTCATTTTCTGGAGTGCCCAATCATCATCACTTACAAGCGAACCACACATAAAATACTCAATCTTAGAAGCCATTTCATCAGAATGTCTTTTATGGAAATGCCCACCACAAGCATATGAGAATCCTCCAAATTGAATATACCAAGCCTTCAATGCTCTATCTATGGCAAAATAAGGAATTCCCTGCTGACATGGAATACCATCTCCATGAAAACAAAAGAATCTAAATCCATTTATATTAATTACATCTGCAAACTCTTCATGGACATTAACTTTAATGCCCGGATTATTCCCAATTCCAGCTTGTAGCACATCGTACAAAAATAAATCAAGCCTTGAAGTTGTAGGAGCTAGTCTTTCGTATCCGTGGTTCCCAGGAAATCCTTCAAATATCACTTCGTCAAACTGTTGCTTGAAGGATCCAATTACATCATTCCATATTGGTGCAGCCAATTTATTAACTTGATCTCTAGCCCCCATTTCTGTAGTGCCAATAGTAGAACCTTGAAATACGTTTTCCCCCTGACAATTATCTCCGGTATTCAAAATATATAGCTTTTTAACAGGGTACAAATTTCTATGTAACCGAACAATTTCCATAGCTGATTCAAACATCATGTACATTCTATCTTTATAAACATTACCATTAAAGCTTTTAGTTATCTTAGCAGCATGTCCATCACTGCAATGCAAAACCATTATCTCCTCATCATCGCCAACGTCCTTATGAATTCTTGGTTCTAATAACTTTACTGGAGGAAGACTTACAACTACTCTTTCATCATCAGAAACATTAAAAGACCTTCCATCGCTTAGATGAATATTCCTCTCCCTCATCCTTGCCTCATAAGATAGTCTGTCCTTCATTCCCAGTTCTCGTGCTCTACCATCTCTTTGGTCTCTAGTGGACGATAAATAAAACTCAATCTCTTCCTGCCACGAATCGGTATCTTCTTTAGGTAAAGCCATTTCTTTATCTCTCCTTTTTCTTAATTATGCTAGAAATGTTTCTATATAATCGCCTTCAGATCCGGCAAATCTGAATTGACGTAATTCTGTGTCAATGGG